ACAGAATGTCGGCCACCACGTCCATCGGGTTGTATAGGTCGGATACAAGCACGCCAGCATCAACAGCAATTGCTGCCACGGTCCTGCGAGCCTTCTCGCCTGCGTAACCAGGATTCAGGATTGGCATGTACTCGCTCACTGGCGCGTCCGACAGCGCACCGTAATAGGTGACCATCAACATTTCTTGCCAGCTGGCGCGGCTGACGTGCTTGCGCCAGCGCCAGGCGGTGACCGACATCTCCTTGCCCGCCAAGCCCATAATGTCGTCGTTCTGGAGCTTGAGTTTTTTGATCTCAGGCTCCGGGAATGGATGCCCGCAGGCAGGGCACACACGAGCCGCCAGGGCGCAGAGCTCTTGACAGTTGTCGCATACCTTCACCGGCGCAGCGCCCTCCTTCTCGCCCTTCTTGTTCGGCGGTCGGACGTGCGTGATGGGGCCGTGCGTGGCTACCACTGCTGCGAAGTCCAAAACCAGACAATTTGAAACTAACAACCCTTCGACAGTGAAGCGATGAAGTGGTCCGGCGTTTCTAATATCAAAGACTTTCCTTTTTTCTGCTTTGGTGGAGATTTTTTTTGTCTCTCTAGTATTTCCATTGCGGTCAGTCCATCTCTTAATAATTTCCTTACAGTGGCGTCCGAGTATCTTATTTCTTTGTGGTTCATCCTGATCCAGTGAAGGCGAGCATTGATATTGTTTTTCCTTGTGTGAGATAAATTCTGCGACGGAGTTGATAGACGAATGTTCCAACTTGCATAAGGCCCATTGTTGTCTATGCGGTCTATCTGTAAATGACGATGCAAACCTAAGTTCTGCTGCACCCATAATGCCATCTGATACGTTGAGTCGAACTCGAAAGTAATTCCACGCCCTCCGTAACGCGGATACGCGGAATCCGCCTTGTTCGTGCACCTTTGTTTTGCTGATATTGCTCGATTCAGCAACCACTTCGGCACTTCTATTTCCCTCGTTATTGTTCCGCAATGCCTGCAACCAGCAAGCCCCCTCACCAATGTTGTGTACTCCTTCTTTGACTCTTGCAAACAGGTTGTACAAACGACCTCCATGTATGCCCTGTTTGACTTTCCGAGTCTGCTTACCGTTTTTGAAATAACCTTCAGCCTCCCGAACCTCTTTCCAACCATCTCCGGTAACGCTGATGGCAATTTGTTTTTTGGAGCACTCGCCAAAAGGTTCCCATCCGTTACTTGTCCAGACCTTATGATCTTCTGTAGCAATGAGCCCTGCATAGCTTATAACCTCCTGTATTCCGCGAAATTCAACACCACAATGATACACGAATTCGCAGCCATCCCACACTTTCATTGATGATGTAACTTGCTCAATAGGTACAAGCCCGCTATCCGTAAGGACTCTCTGTCCTTCAGCAATGCAATGATCGGTATGGCTCTTGGGTCGCAAACCCCGGCCCGCCATCTGGACGTAGAGACCTGGCGACATTGTGGGCCGCAACATGGCGATCAGGTCAATGTCCGGGTAATCAAACCCGGTGGTCAGGACATTGGCGTTGGTCAGGCAGCGGATGTTTCCGGCCTTGAATTCGCCAATAATGCGCTCGCGTTCACGCTTGGAAGTGCCGCCGGTGATGCAATCTGCGATGATGCCGAGCTCGTTCAGCTTGTCGCATATGTTCCAGGCGTGCTGGACGCCAGAGCAAAAGGCCAACCAGGCTTTGCGGTCCCCAGCTAGCTTGATGATCTCGCGCACCACTGAATTGTTTTGGTCTTCGGTATCCACTGCGGCCTGGAGTTCGGCCTCAATGAACTCCCCGCCGCGCTTGTGAACCTCGCTGGTGTCCAGCTGGGCGGTAGTGTGCTTGGAGCGTAGCGGCGCCAGGTGGCCGAGGCGCACGAGCTCGAGGATGTTGGTCGGCTCGATGAGCTCGCGGAAGATGGCGGGCTCGTCGGTAATCATTCCGTGGCCGAGGCGGTAAGGCGTGGCGGTCAGGCCCACTACCCGCAAGCGAGGGTTGATTGCCAGCAGTGCGGCCAGCAGCGACCGGTAGCCGCCTTGGTCTTTGTGCGCGATCAGGTGGCACTCGTCCACCAGCACCAGATCAACGTGCCCGAGCAGCGCGGCCTTCTTGCGCACCGACTGGATGCCGGCAAAAGTGATTGGCTCGCCCAACTGCTTCTTGCCGATGCTGGCGCTGTAGATGCCAACCGGCACATCGGGCCAGTGTTGGCGTAGTTTCTCCACGTTCTGCTCAATGAGTTCCTTGACATGGGTCAGCATCAGAATCTGGCTGTCTGGCCATTCCTGCAATACCCGCTTGCACAGCGCTGCGATGATGTGGCTCTTGCCCGAGCCGGTGGGCAGCACCAGGCAGGGGTTGCCGGTGGTGTTGCGGTCGAACCAGGCGTAGAGCTGGTCTATACACTTGATCTGATAGTCACGGAGCATTCAGCAACTCCCGGCTAGCATAAACATTCGCATCCCCTTCCCCATTAGCCACCTCCCGCCCATCAATGACGTAGATCGCCGTCCAAGCATCCGGCCCGTCCAAGCGCTTCCACGGCACTAGGTCAGGATGCAGGACATGCGACCCGCAGCCGGTGTACTGGGTGGCAATCGGAATCACGCTGCGGTCAAATCTTGCGCATGTCCAATGCGCACGCTTGTCCGGCGTTGAGGGCTCGGCCGTGCTGTGAGCGCAGGTCCGGCAATTGATTTGAATATATTTTTTCCATTCATTGCTACGCATTTTTATATCTTCTTTGATTTTTAATTTGCTCAGAAGCGGTTGACCATTTGCAATTATTTGGCTCATAATTTCCATTTACATCAATGCGATCAATTGACAATCCAGAAGAACGTTCACCCATATCTTCTAAAAAGTTTTCAAAATTACTCCATCGCTCACATACAGATATTCCGCGACCACCATAATGCTTAAAATTTATTGCATTTGGATTTCCACATCTTGTACGCATTGAATACCAAGAAACATAAGTTGGCGATAATTTTTTAGATCGTGCATGGCCATGTTTTGTGTGTGTTTTAAGCAAAACATCTAAATGCAAACAACCGCATGATCTTTTATGCCCACCGCGAAGCTCGGTTCCAACTGCAAGCGTTATTTGCCCACAGTCACAAATACATTTCCAAAGAATATTACGCTTCAAATTGCTTAAATTTTCAGCTTGCAAAACAAACAAACGATCAAACTTTTTTCCAGTTAAATCATGTTTTTGTCTTTGAAAATCTTTGGATGCACATCCACAACTTGGCTCACGGCCATTTCTAAGTGCAACAGCCGTTTTTACGCATTGACTCCCACAGTCACAAACACATTTCCAGTTTGGATGACGACCTGAAACGCGCTCACCAACCATTTCCAACACTGTCAATCTGCCAAATTTATTGCCCATCATTTCTACTTGCTTTTTCATGGTTTACCCCTTGTTCACGAAAGCACACTATACCATGAGCCGGACAGAACTTGCATTCGTACCAACTTGGATTGCTGGAGAGCGGCTCCGGCATCCTGTCCGCCAGTGCGATGCGGTGCCCTCGAGCAATCAGGCGCTCGGCCTCGGTGCGGCTGTAGCGCAAGCGCTCGGTGTAGATACGGTCATCGTCTTTGCAGACTGCAAAGTAGAGTGCCCTGTCGATGTTTGTGCCGTGCATGTACGTTTGCATCTGGGCGCTATGGACTGGCTTGGACTTCTCGACGCCGTGCTTGACCAGATCGTCAAACGACTTCTTGGAATGCGTCTTGGCCTCAAAGATGTGCCTGGCCTTCGGGGCTCCAGGGACGCCAGACTCGATGATGCCGTCTAGGCTCCCGCTGACATGCGAACCAAAATCAACCCGGGCCTGGGCGCCCTCGGTGCTATGAATGTCAATCCCAATCGCTTTGAGGTCTGCCGCTATCGTTGCCTCCTCCATTTTGCCCCGGCGGAACAAACGCAGGATGCGACCAGGGAAGGGCTCGCGCACCGCCCAGCGAAACGACAGCCACAGCCACCGGTCGCAGGCGTGACCAAGTTGGCTGGCGCCAAGGTGCGACCTGGGTAGCTCAACCTGGAGCTCGTGGGCGGCGTCGATGGCCGCAGCCACCTCGTCGGGGATTGGGATTGTAGACATTAGACGTTTTCGGTTTCAGCTTTGGCAGGCTCAATCCAGGAGACTTCGCAGCCGTGGATAGTGCTGTATTTG